CGCCATTGGAGTCTTTCGCGCGGTCCGTGCCCTCACTCGCTGCGATCATCGAGAGCGCCGCGGCGAGGTTCGCACTAATAACCATACGCCACCCACATCGTGTTGCGCATGTCGGCTAGTGTCCGATCGCAAAGAATTGAAAATTCCCGCCCAATGCGGCGCCTGCCACTCCGGGGGGAATCGCGTTGTATACGATGAACTCACTATTATTCAAGGGCTGCCCTGACCAGATATTGGGATAAGGATTGTTGGCGGAAATCTCTCCCCCGTATCCCGTGATTTGAAGTGAATAGGCGGAAGCGGCGGCGAACGGCTTTGGAAAAGTGTAGGTCGCCTCGCCAATGCCTGCGGTTACATTGTACACACCCCATTGGATTATCAGTCCGTTGAACAGCGTTGCGAATCCGTTCTGCGAATTTTCAAAATTTGCCGAATTGGTCAGCTCATTGAAATAATAAGGCCAACCCATTCCGTAATTCGGGATTCCCCAATAAGTCCCGAGACCTTCGTTGTTATAGCTGTCCTTTACCGGGTCATGATTGAGGTTGTTAGCGGTCAATGATTGCAGCATGTAGTACCCACCCGCTCCGGGGAAAGGGAAAAAATTGCCTGCTCCGCCGAACCCGGTGCGAGTGACGAGTGCGCCCAGGGGATAAGTTTCGCTCGCGTCCCACGCAGCCATTCCGTTCTGGCATAAGTACCGAATCCCATTCATGCAATAATTGAGGACAAAATTCCAGTATTGGCGCGCGGGAGGCTGCTGCGAGAGAGGCCATCCTGCGGCGACATAGCCCGCTTGCGCGACATCTGGGTCTACAAGCGCGCCTGCGGGCGCCTGATCGCCCCAGGCATCGCGCACAGGGGGCTTGGTGGAAGGCAAGGGAGTAGTCATGTTGGTGTGGTGTCCTTTAGCTTGAAGGGAAGGTGACTGTGCCAATCGCGATGCCGGCAGGGCGCGGCAATATGTCGAGCTGTTTGACGAGCGCCTCTGTGACGGAAGACACAGGCACGGGCACAATGATATTTAAGATTTTGGCACCCGTGTCCTGCACCTGACAGGGGGCGCCAAACACGTAGTTGAGCCCCTCCTCAATGTCGCCAATCAACCCGTTCGATTGGTTGCGCACGACCCGCAATCGCAGCAATGTGCGGTAGTCTGTGTCGCCCAGCACCGAGGTATTCGTTTCATACGTGCCCCCGAGCTCGTAGAACACGCCCGCATAAGCCGCGTTGAACGACGAGTTGTGGAGTTCGCCCATGGTGAGTGCGGCGGGATCGTCGGGAAAACCGAAAAACCCGAGCGTCAATACCGTGCCGATCACGCGCGATTGTCCAACCCATAGCCCAATCGCATCGAGCTGCGACCCGACTGCGGTGTCGAGATCGTAATAACTCGGGATCGAGTTCACTACCGCAAGCGTGTCCGCAAACGCCCCGAGCACGAGCCCGAGCATCGCCATGTAGTTCGGCTTCTCATTGTGTTCCGACGTGACGAGGGCTGTGTAGGGTGCCGCGTTGGGCGACAGCACGAGCACGAAAGGCGCGGGCGTCAGGGGCAGGGCAGGGGGCGCGGGCATATTTAGATCACGCTCACGCTGACGTTACCCGGAGCCGTGAGCGGAGCCTCGTTGTAATTGATCGTGACATCGGAGGAGGCCGCGGCACCGGAATTTTTCTTGAGCGTAGACGTGCTCGCCACGGCGAACGTGGGCGCGAGCGCCTGTACTGCGGGATTCGTGTTGCCGCCCAAGGACGCCGCGATCAGCACGCCGATGAAGGACAGGGTTGATCCGATTGGCGCCGCGTTGATGTACGCGACGACCGCCGCCACGATGTAAGCCTCCGTATTCGCGTTCCACCCCGTCAGGGGTGTGATCGCAATGACCGCCGTGATCGTGGCATCGGTCGGCGTGGAATAGCCAATCGTACGGGTCGAGCCGACCGTATCCGTCACGACTTGCGTGATGCTCCCCGGCGTCGCGATGCCGGGGGTAAACTTTGTGAAAATCGTGTTGATGATCGAGGCTTGCGTTCCGCCCTCCACGAAAAACGTGCCCGAGTTCGCCGCGAGCGAGCCGCCAGTGACGCTCTGCGTCGTGCTGGTGTTGTTCTCGTACCCCGTGCAGCGCGTGACGCCCGTCAACTGGCGTAATGCGGCCACTACGCCCTCGAATATAGTCTGTGAGGGCAACGCGACGGAGTTCCCCTGCCGCAAGCGCAACGCGGCATCGGTCTCGACGACGTTGCCGGGCGTCGCCAGGTTCGATCCGTTCGTGACGCTCTGCCAGCCATACACGGGGGTGGCGATCTTGGTCACGGTTCCCGACCCGCTCGCCACCGTCGCGCCGATGAGCTGCGCGGTCGCAGTGACCGTGATCGTGCCCGAGGCGGGAATGGTGACGAGCGAGGGCAGATTCCACAGTGTGTTGTTTCCCGTATCCTGCGCCACGCCATTATTGATGGGCGTGCCGGCGACGCCGACACACGTCAGGGGGATGGTGGAGTAAGAGGGGATGAGGCGCGTCAGGCCATTGATCTTGACATTCGACGACAGGGCCGCGCCCTGTGATCCATTGGGGCCGTAGCCATTGAACACGGCAATGCACGCCGCATTGCAATCCGCCAGCGCTTGGGCAATCAGCGCAATGAACTGCCCATCCTGCGAGTCATTGCCAAGGTAAGAGTCCGCTCCGTAAATCGCTTCATACCCATTGATGAGGTAGGTTTGCAGGGCGGCAAAGTCGGGGGCTGTGATGCCCGCGGGGCCAATAATCGGAGCCGTCGGACTGACGTAAGCACTCATTGGGTCACCGTCACGGGAGCGGTGCTGACACCGTTCACGCTGTAAATAGTATCGATCAAGGCCGAGATCGTGAAATTACGAGTGCTGCCCGTGAACGTGCTCGAATAGGTCAAGATTGTTTTCACTCCGGGCGTGTACACAATGCGCTGCTGTATCAGTGCATTCGGGTTCGTGTAATTCTTGCCGATGATACCCTGCAACCAGGGCGTGCCGTCCGACGTATCGACGTACCACTCGCTGAGCCATAGCTTGATTCGGGTGGATACGGCTTGGGCTACACACGCGGGCGAGTTCACGAGCCACGGCTGCCCGATTGTGTAATCGCCGTTGGCGTCGAGGGGACGGTATCTCATGAGCCCACCACAGGGGCCGTGCTCGTGATCGTAGAGCCTCCCGTCTGTATGCCTATCACTTGATGGTCGTGGTTTTTCACACTCGTGTTGCTCGCGGTGACTGTCACATCGGTGGCCGCGTGGATTGTCGCGGGCGATGTCAGGTTGCCGCTGCTGTCAATCGTCACTCCGTTCAAGTTGATTCCCCCGGGCGCCGTCATCGCCAATTGCTGAGTCGTCGGGTTGAGTTTGTAGTAAGTCGAGGCATCATCCGAGATCAAGCACGCATTCGCCGTATCGAGCGCAAACACGCGCGGCAAGGAGCGCACGCCCACGAGCGCAAAACCATCGGACAGATCGTGCATGCGCAGCTCTGCCTGCGTCTGTATGCCGCCATTCTGCCACCACAGATCGATGCAACGCGACGCGAACACGACGAGGCATTCATCCGTTCCCGCCTCAATGGGGAAGGTCGCCGTGACGCCGCCTCCACCCTGAAACAGCAGGGGGCAATTCAGCAGCACGGGCATCGTCGTCCAGGTGCGGTTGCCCAACGTGTCTTGCACGAGCCCCTTGATTGTCGGCTGCACGTCCACCGTCCACGCATTTGCAGGGCCGTCTGTACCGGGGAAATTCTTCACAATTCCCGGCATCGCGGTCCACAGCGTGCGCTGCCCTGCCTCGAACGCGAGCCGCAGGAGTTCGGGAAGGTCGATAGATCGTTCGCGCGGGTCCATCAGTTTCTCGGGATCGGCCCAGGATTGATAAAATACCCGTCGATGTGCGACGTGTTCACCACCGCAACCGACGCATCAATCGACAAGCACACCATGTCCGTGTACCAATCGTTGCCCCGCGTATCGCCAAAATGCTCGACGTTCATC